GTTGTGAACGTGCAGGTGCCTGAGCCGCAGGCGCGGTCACGGAAGATCAAGCGTGACGAGGACGGCAACATCACAGAGATCGTGGAGGGTTAGGTCATGGGTTTATCAACGGCGGGCTTGAACTTGCAGGTCGCTGGTTTGACGAGCGCGGCGAGTCATGTGAGCCTTCACACCGCGAGCCCTGGGAGTGACGGCAGCAACGAGGTGTCAGGTGGCTCGTATGCGCGTAAGGCGACGAGTTGGGCTGCGGCGTCTGGCGGTAGCGTGGCGACGAACGCGAGCATCGTGTTTGACGTTCCGTCGGGGACGACGATCACTCACCTCGGCTACTGGTCTGCCTCGTCTGGCGGCACCTTCTACGGCTGGCGTGCGTTGAACGCATCGCAGACTTTCTCGTCCGCAGGGACTTACACAATCGCGTCAGGGAACTTGACTGAAACTGTGTCCTGATGGCTGGCCTGTTCACGCTTGACAGCGAGTCCCTGGGTGTTCTTGACACGAACGTGCTGGGTGGCTTGGGCACAGGGTTCGTTACGGGCTCGACTACGAGCAGCGGCAGCGTCACGGGAACGCTCGGTCATTCTGGATCTGTCGCGGGGTTCAGCTCTAGCAGCGGCACCGTCACGGGCACGAGCAGCAGCGGTAACGAGCCGCGTGGCTACCCGTACCGGAAGCGTCAGAAAGCGCCGGCGTTCTCTGGATCGGTCGCGGGGTCGAGCACGAGCAGCGGCAGCGTGTTGGGGCGCGTGGAGTTCGGTGGTGAGGTTCGCGGGGTCGGTGTCGCGTTTGGATCTGGTGATGGTCACGCGAGGCTGATCGTCAAGCCCGTCGCGTTCCACGCTGAAGGGTTCGTGAACGGTGACCTGTCTGACGCGCAGAAACGTCAGATGAAGGATGAGCGTGAGCTTGAGTTGATTGGTGCTTGGTAGGGAGCAAAGACATGACTATGACGCAGGCGGTTTACACTTTGAGCAATACGTCGGCGACTGAGATTGTCTCGCCGTCTGTTGAGCCTCAGTTCGTGACGCTGCACAACATGACCAAAAGCAGCAACGAATACGTCCACTACGGCAACGCCAGCGTCACCCTGCTCAACTCGCCGCACTTGGACCCTGGCGAGACTTTAGCGTTGACCTTGCTCAGCGGTGAGAGCCTGCACGCCATGAGCGACCCTGATGGGCTTGATGTTGGTGTTCTAGTGCAGAAGCAAAACTAATGCCTTATTTCATTACGGACGATGCTTACGGTTGCAGCGGTTGGGCGACCATCAAGGATGATGGTGAGGTTCTCGGCTGTCACGCGACCAAGCAGGCAGCGATTGACCAGATGGTTGCGTTGTCTATGGCTGAAGATATTGAGCCAGGCGGTGAACGGAACTATGGAGCGAGCACGCCGGCCCCCAAGAAAGATCAGGTCAAGGGCAGCGATACGAATGAGCCTGGCAGCGCAAGCGGCAAGTCCGGCGGCATCAAACTGAGCGACAGCACGAACAAGGCGCTCAAAACCAAGGCCGACGAGCACAACGAGAAGATGCGCGAGGATGATCGGCCTGAGTGGACTCGCGTGAGGCTTGGTGCTTTGCGTTCGGTTTACCGTCGCGGATCTGGCGCGTACTCGACTAGTCACCGCCCTGGGGTGAGTCGGGCCGCGTGGAGCATGGCTCGCGTCAACGCTTTTCTTTACTTAGCGCGGACGGGTAGGCCACAAAACAAGGCGTACACCAGCGACAATGATCTGCTCCACCCTGACCATCCGCGTTACAGCGGCGGGCGCAGCGTGCGAGCAGTCACGGTTCCGCAGTACGTTCAAGATGCGGCGAGTCGTGGCTTGGAGTTGCGTCGTCAAGGTTTCGGCGGCGATGGACTGACTGAGGGCACTATCCGTGAGGCTCGACTCATGGCCCGTGGAGAGATGAGTGACGATAAGGCGGTTCGGGCGAACGCTTGGGCAGCTCGTCACGCGGTTGACTTAGAAGCCCCCAAGAACAGCGACCCCGAACATCCTGACTGGCCTGGTGCTGGTGCTGTCGCGCACTACTTGTGGGGGATCAACCCCCTAGACCCTGAGCCTGCCCGCAGGTTCTACGAATCGCAGGCAGAGAAGATCAAAGATGAAAGAGGAACGATGACGACCGTTGAGACTCGGCAGATGCAGGTTCACGACCTGGAACTGCGTCAAAAAGGATCAAGCAGCACGTTCAAGGGTTACGCGGCTGTGTTCAACAGCGACAGCGAGCCGTTGCCTTTCATTGAGCAGATTCGGCCAGGAGCGTTCAAGCGCACCCTTGAGAGCAGGAATCAGATCAAGATGTTCGTCAATCATGACGACACGATGGTGCTCGCTACGACGAGGGCTGGCACGTTGAGGTTGATGGAAGATGATCGCGGCCTGAGCGTTGAGGCTGATATGCCTGACACGACTTACAGCAAGGATCTTGCCGTGTTGATGAAGCGCGGTGACGTGGACTCGATGAGTTTCGGTTTCCATGTTCCGTCGGGAACGGATGAGTGGAGCGCCGATGGGCAACGCCGCTATCTCAACGAGATCGCCCTCCATGAGGTCAGCGTCGTGACTGGATTCCCAGCGTATGAGGCGACTAGCGCGACAGTTCGCAAGGCGCAGATCCTCGCGCAGCGGACGCAGACAGACGCGGAGGCGTTGGCTGACGCGCTGACCGCGCTTGAGGCTGGGAAAGAGTTGAATGACGATCAGGCTGAGTTGCTGGTTGACGTGGTTGAGCGTCAGCGCGTAAACGCGCCTGAACCGGAGACAGACTCGCTGGATCTTCTGCGTGACAAGTTGGAGTTGCTTGGGAAGTTCTAGTTAGTTCGGGGGTGCATTGGTGCGCCTGCGCGTAAGGCCCCACGAGGGAAACGCGCAGCACGTCGGTTCGATTCCGACCACCTCCACGATGCTGAGTTGCGGAGCCGCGCTCGGTGTTTCCGATTGCGGAGCCGCGTCGGTGTTAGTCCTGCGATTCAATCCAATCAAGTTAGGAGTCCACACATGGACTACATCAAGCATCTGCGTGAAGAGCGCGTGGCTGCCTACGAGAAGGCCAAGGAGATCCTTGACCGCGCAGGCTCCGAGTCACGTAACCTTGACGCTGAAGAACGCCAGAGCGTTGATCGTGCGTTCGCGCACATGGACGACCTGAAGGCCCGTGAGACTGACTTCCGCAGCCTTCAAGACCGCGAGGAAGAGATTGAGGCGGCGACCGAGGCTCACGTTGAGGCTCGCACCGTTTCTGCTCCCGTCGTGGAAGAGCCGATGGACGACAATGAACTGATCCGCAGCCTCGCCCGTGGCGAGCGCCGCAGCATCGTGTTCGAGCGTCGTGATATCACTAAGGGTTCGACTGGCGCACCCGTCCCGACCTCGTTCTTCGATCAGGTCGTGAACGTCGCCACATCGGTCGGCCCGATGCTCCGCACCTCCACCATCCTCAACACGCAGAGTGGTGAAGATCTGGAGATCCCAGCGATGACCGCCTACTCCACCGCCGCGCTTGTCGCGGAGGCCGGCTCGATTGGCGAGTCTGATCCGACCCTGGCGACCACGACCCTGGGCGCTTACAAGTACGCCTTCTTGGTTCAGGTTTCCAGCGAGCTCCTTGAGGACGCTCACGTCAACATGACCGATCTGCTCGCCACGAACTGCGGCCAGGCAATCGGCGTGAAGGTGAACAGCGAACTGACTGTCGGCGACGGTTCCTCCAAGCCCAACGGCATCGTTACGGCTGCGTCCGCTGGCGTGACCGGCGGCACCGGCGTGACGGGTGCGTTCACTTACGAGAACCTGGTGGATCTCGTTTACGCTGCTGACCCTGCTGCGCGTGCGCTGCCAGGGTTCGGCTTGATGCTTGCGACTTCCGCTGTGGTGGATGCTCGGTTGCTTCAGGATGGTGCGAGCCAGTACATCTTCGCGCCTTCCGCGTCGGACGCGACACCGGACACCCTGCTCGGGTTCCCGCTGATCGAGAACAACGCTATGGCCGCTGTCGGCCTCGGCGCTGTTAGCGCCCTCGCGGGTCACTTCCCGTCCTACTACGTGCGGCAGGCCGGTGGCATCCGCATGGAGCGTTCGGATGACTACGCCTTCGCGAACGGGCTGGTCACGTTCCGCTGCTCGCTGCGGGTTGACGGCGATCTGCCGCAAACCTCGCACGTCAAGAAGTTCACGGGCGGCGCCTCCTAGTCAGGAGAACACAAGCGTGATGGGGGGGCGGGCATCGCAGGACTCGCCCCCCCATCACACCCCACAAACACTGAGGGAGAACGCATGACGCTTTACGCATCCGTGGCGGAAGTGAAAGCCGCGCTGCACATCACCGACACGGTAGATGACTCCCTCATAACAATGGCCGCCACGAGCGCGAGCGCACTCATTGAGGGGTTCTGCGGCAGGCGGTTCGACAGTGAGAGCGCGACCAGGTATTTCACCGCTGACAACGCTTACGTCCTTCAGATTGATGACTTGGTGAGCGTCACGAGCATCGCCACCAGCAGCCAGTCGAATGGAACGTATGACGTGACCTGGGCCGCCACCGACTACCAGCTTGAACCGTTGAACGGTTACGCGGACGGGTTGAGTTTCCCCACGACGCGCATCAGAGCCATTGACCGCTACCTGTGGCCCGCATCGAGCACGATTGGTGGGCTTGAAGCGGACGTGAAGATTGTCGGCACCTGGGGGTTCTCAGCGGTTCCTAGTCAGGTGAATCAGGCAGCGGTGATCCAGTCCATGAGGATCTTCAAGAGGCTTGACTCGCCTCTCGGCGTTGCCGGCTTCGGTGACTTCGGGGCGATGCGAGTGAGCAAAGGACTCGACCCCGACGTTGCTCAACTCGTCGCGCCTTACGTTCGCCACGTCGGTGTGGCATGACAACGCTCAGCGCGTTGCGATCTGGCATCGCCACGAACCTTGCAACCATCAGCGGGCTTCGCACGTCCGCAACAGTTCCCGATGACGTGAATCCTCCTATCGCCGTGGTCGCTCCCCAAGGGATCACGTTCGACACTTCGTTCGCTCGCGGCCTTGACACTTACGAGTTCAACGTTCTCGTGATCGTTGGTCGAGTTGATGAGCGCAGCGCCCAAAACAGGCTTGACGGTTTCTGTAACCCAACAGGGTCGTCAAGTATCAAGACCGCGCTAGAGAGTGACAAGACTCTCGGCGGGGAAGCACAAAACCTGCGATGCACAGAGATGCGAAACTACAGCAGCCTTCCGGTAGGTGAACTGACTTACCTGGCTGCTGAGTTCGCGGTCACCGTTTACGCAACCTAAGAAAGAAGGCAACTCTCATGGCAAAGTTCGTCGCCACGGATTACAACATCACCATCGGCGGCTCCGATTTCAGTTCATCCATCGCATCTGCTGAGCTCAGCATTGAGGTTGATGACGTTGAAACGACGGCGTTTGGTGATTCCTCCCGCACTCGCGTGGGTGGATTGCAGACTGGAACACTCACGCTGGACTTCCATCAGGATTTCGGTGCTTCCGGTGTTGACGCGACGCTTGAGCCGCTGATCGGCACGAGCGTGGCTATCGTCATCAAGCCGACGAGCGCGGCTACTGCTGCAACAAACCCGACCTACTCGTTCAACTGCCTCGTCACGCAATACTCGCCGTTTGCTTCTAGTGTCGGCGACCTGGCGACCTTGAGTGTCACCTGGCCGGTTACGGGCGACATTTCTCGCGCTGAATCGTAAGAGAGTCAGGTTCCTGCGATGAATAAGGTTGCCTTGCACGTTGACTTGAGCGACGGGTCGGGCGTGGACGTTGAAGCGACCACGCCTGACCTGATCGCCTTCGAGCGTAAGTTTGACAAGTCGTTCGCTGCGTTCGCGGATGATCTGCGGTTGGAATACATCGTTTGGCTGGCGTGGCACGCATTGAAGCGCACCACGCAAGTCAGCGTTGAGTTTGATCCGTGGACTGAAACCGTGGACGGCGTGACGGTGAAGGCGGTAGCAGACCCGCCCCCTTTGGAGAGCAGTCAGCCCACTGGTTGATCGCGCACCTGTCCTACGAGTGGAAGGTCGCGCCCAGCCAGCTGGTTGACGAGTCTCCAAGAATGTTGACGACCATGAGCAGGTACTTGCGTTGGCGTGCGAGTGAGTACCGGAAGGCGGCGAGCAAGTGACCGTTGGTATGAAACTTGAGGTCGTTGGTGACGCTCGCAAACTCGATCAGATCTTCATGTTTGACAAGACGCTGTTCAAGGAAATACAGAAAGGCGTCAGGGAAGCAACTAAGGACACGATCTCTGACGCCAGGAACGCCTACCCAGATGATGGGTTGAGCAACTGGGGTGGATGGATCACTTCGCAGGGAAGTCGTGACCTGTCTTACAGCGGATCAGCGGTTCGCGCTGGTGTCCGATCATCCATCAGGTCAAGGCGTCAAGGTAGAAACTTCAGGACGATTGTCGCTCTCATCTTCAACAGGAACGCGGCTGGTTCTGTCTATGGTCTTGCAGGCAGTCGCAATCAGTTTGAGGTCTTCAATCGGAACTTGAACAGGAAACGCGGCGGCACGTTCGGCAGTCGCGGCAAGGGTATGTGGCCTCGTGCTCTCGGCCCCGCAAGAAACAAGAACCTGGAACAAGCCCGTCGGGATATTGCTCGCGCTGTTGAACGTGGCATCGCGAAAGCAAACCGAAATGTCAGTTAGGAGTTAGTCGTGGCAAAAGGCGCAATCAACGTCAAGATTGACGGCGACTACAACAACGCTGATATCAAGCGGGCTATCCGTGACCTTGAGCGACTGAAAACAGAATCGAAAGAAACGCAAGGCAAGTTTGGCGCTATGTCTCGCGGGATGAAACTCGCGGGCGTCGCCATAGCTGCCGCCGCTGCTGGCGCTGCCGTTGGCGTGACTCGTTTCGCCGCGCAGAGCGTTGGCGCTGCCAGCGACCTGGATGAGTCGTTGTCTAAGACTCGCACCGTGTTCGGTGACGCGAGTGACGCTGTTGAGAAGTTCGCGCAGGACGCCGCCACGAACTTGGGCTTGAGTGAGCAGGCTGCGCTTGAGGCGACGAGCACGTTCGGAAACCTGTTCACCGCCATGGGCATCAACGCTGGCAAAGCGTCTGCCCTGTCGCAAGAGATTGTGCAGCTCGCTGCCGATCTCGCCTCATTCAACAATATTGAGGTTGAGGAAGCGATCATCGCTCTCCGCAGCGGCCTGGTCGGTGAGACTGAACCGTTGCGTCGCCTGGGCGTGAACTTGAGCGCGGCACGCATCAACGCGGAGGCGTTGTCGAGTGGGCTCGCGGAAACCAAGGGTCAGATTGACGCTGCGGCGAAAGCGCAAGCAGCGTTCAACCTCATCATGGATGACACGGCTACGGCGCAGGGTGACTTCGCTCGCACGAGTGATGGGCTGGCGAACACGACGCGGACGTTGAAGGCCGCTGTTGATGACGCGAAAGCGAGCATCGGTGTTGGTCTTGTTGACGCGATGTTGGCATTGGCCGACTCCGCTGGTGGACCGCAAGGCGCAGCAGACTCAATCAAGACGCTCGGTGATCGGATTGGCCTATTCATCACGGGTCTTGGTGTCGCAGGTAATGGTCTGAAAGACACAACCGTTGGTGTGAAGGATCAGCAGCGTGAGATTGAGCGTTTGGCTGATGTTTACCGCGACGCGGGTGGTGGGTTCAAGGGTTTTGTTTCCGTCGTTCGTAGCATGGAGTTTGATAGCACGATCAGTTTGTTTGAGGTGCTCGGTCAAGCGACTCGTGACACGGCTGCCGAAACAGAGCAGATGGGCAAGGTATTCGCTGGAACGATCAAACCTGCGGATCACTTGTCATCCAGCATCGCCACCTTGCGCGGTGAAACCGACGCTGCTGCTGCTGCCGCCGCGAGGTTCACGGCAGAAACCGGCACGCAGTTGTTCCAAGTGCAGGCCGCTAATAAGTATTACCGTGACGCGGGTGTCCGGTTGAAGCGACTCGCTGACGATGAGGAAGCGGCAGCGGAGGCCGCTGACAAGTTGGGTCGTTCTGCTGGTAGTGCCGGCAGCGCGGTCAACACTCTCGCGGATCGGATCGAGGACGCTCGTGGTCGCGCCGTTGAAGGCATCAAGCGGATGCGCCAGGGGTTGAAGGACGAACTTGATGCGACCCGTCAGGAGTTTGATGACTTCAGCGTGAACGTGTCCAATGCGATCACGGGCGCGATTGACTTCGCCGCTGCTGACTCCATGACAAAGGTTGGAGAGAACGGCGAGGAAGTCGGCATGACTTTCCTTGAGGGTTTGCAGGCTCAGGCTGAGAAAGCCCGCGAGTTCGCCACCAAGATTCAAGAACTAATCACGGCGGGATTGAGCCAAGAGGCGATCACTCAGGTGCTCGCCGCTGGTGTTGATGCAGGCACGAACATCGCCAACGAGTTGATCGAGGGTGGCGCGACCGCGATTGACGAAACCAACCGGCTGGTGCAGTCCACGCAGGAGGCCGCTGACAAGGTTGGGTTGGATGCGGCGCAGCATTTCCTCGGCGCTGGTGTGACGAGCGCCCACGCAACCGTTGTCGGCTTCGATGAGTTCATGAAGCCTGGCGCGGAGGGTTTCAAGAAACTGATGCGACGTATGGACAAGCTCGCCAAGAAAGCGGCCCGTCAGGTCATCATTGATGTTCAGGTGACTAAGCATGTAAACGAGGTCGTTACAGAGATTAGGCAGAACGTCAGGGCTCGCGCTCTCGGTGGCCCCGTGGATGCTGGCAGCCCGTTTCTGGTCGGTGAGCGCGGGCCAGAACTGTTCGTGCCGAATATCAGCGGCATGATCGTCCCCAATAATGAACTGCGGCCTAGCGGCGGGAACGTCATCAACCTGACCGTCAACGCCGGCATGGGCACCGATTCGCGGCAGGTCAGCAAGCAGATCGTTGACGCGCTGAAGCATTACCAGCGCAGTAACGGGCCACTGCCCCTGAAGGTCGCGGGATGACCACCAAGGTCATCTTCGCTTTCGATCAGGACGCTGGCGGCATCACCAACTTCTTCGAGCTAGACGGCGCCGTCAAAGGGAAACTGGACAACACGACCTACACCCTCGGTGGCGCGTTCAGTCTCGTGGACGTGACCAGCGATGTTCGCAGCCTCACGATCAACCGTGGTCGCTCACGGCTCTTGGACAAGATTGAGTCGGCTACGGCGGAGATCCTGCTTGACAACCGCGCTCGACTTTACGACCCGCTGACTGGAGGTGGCGAGTCGTTCCCGTACGCGAGCAGCATCGTTCCACGCAAGAACGTTCAAGTGACCGTCAACGACCGGCCCGTGTTCAGCGGCCTCGTTGATGCGTGGGATATTGATTACGAGATCAATGAGGACTCCACGAGTCGGGCCGTGTGCGCTGACGGGTTCATCACCCTCGCCGAGACTGACGTGAGCACTAGCGCGAAAACAGCGCAAACATCTGGTGCCCGCATTGAAGCGTTACTGACTGAGGCGGGCTGGCCTTCAAGCAAGAGGGATATTGCTACGGGTCAGGTGACGTTGCAGGCTGACACGCCTGACGCGGACACGAACCTGCTTGAGTACGCCAGCCGCGTGAAAAGCACAGAGTTCGGTTCCCTGTTTATGAGTCGGGAAGGCTTGGCAACGTTCCAAGACCGTCAGGAGACACAGAACTTCGGAACGTTCACGGTTCTCGGATCTGGCGGCATCCCGATCAGCGCGGTGCAGATTGAGAACGGCACCGATGATTTGCATAACGTGATCCGGTTGCAGCGGGTCGGTGGCAGTGAGGTTGAGCGCAGCGACGCCACCAGTAAGACCACGTTCGGGATCAGCGAGCTCACCGCCTCCAAGTTGCTGTTCGATGATGACGTTGAGGTAGCGGACCTGGCTGACTACTTGCTGGCTCGGTTCAAGGATGCGACGTTCAGCATCAACCAGGTCGTGATCGTGATGGACGGGTTGAGTGAGGCGCAGCAGAACACGGTCGCTGAGTTGGAGATCAACTCGCCGGTTCAGGTTTCGTTCGCGCCCGCTGTGGGTCCAGCGGTGACGCAGTTCGCGACCATTGACCGGATCGCTCACGCTTTCGTTCCTGGTGAGCATGTGGTGACGTTCTCGATGAGTGAAGCCAAGCCGTCGTTCATCTTGAATGACACGACGTTTGGTGAGCTTGATGATGACCGACTTGGATTCTAGGAGGTAGGCGTGGCTGGTGCTGGGTTCAAGACGTTCGCAAGCGGTGACGTTCTGACTGCCGCCGATGTGAACACTTACATCATGCAGCAGCAGATCATGGTGTTCGCTGATGCGACTGCGCGAGATGCCGCGATCACCAGCCCGAGCGAGGGCATGTTCGCTTTCTTGAAGGACGACGATTCGCTGGTCTATTACGACGGCTCTAGTTGGGAGACACTCTAATGCCTGCTGGTGGATTCAAGACATTCAACGCCGGTGACGTGCTCACGGCGGCTGACACGAACGATTACTTGATGCAGGGTATCGCTGTGTTCGCTGACGCGACTGCGCGTGACGCGGCGATCACTTCACCTGTCGAGGGTCAGGCTTGCTACCGCAGCGACGATGACAAGTTGGAGATTTATGATGGGAGCGCGTGGACTGAGGTTAGTGGTGCGCTGGGTGGTGCTGCGATCTCTGACACCCCGACTGGTAACTACACCAGCGGTGGTGTGACGTATGACTATTGGGAGTTCGATGCCTCATCGTCCATAAGTGTCACGCAGGCGGGGCTGGCTGATGTGCTCGTCGTCGGCGCGGGCGGCGGCGGTGGTCGTGGAAATAACATCAACTCGGGCGCGGGCGGCGGTGGTGCGGGGGGTCATCTAGCCGTGACTGATGCCTATTTGCCAGCAGGTTCGCTGACGGTAACCGTCGGCGCTGGCGGGGCCGCATCAACGTCGAACGACGATCCATCCAACAATGGAACGTCAAGCCGTCTAGATTCTTACTATTCTTCCGGTGGCGGTGGTGGAATTAGTTATTTCGGACCGGCTGGCCTAAATGGTGGTTCTGGCGGCGGCGGTGGCTGTCTTGGAAATAGCATTGTACGAAATGGTGGTGCGGGTGTTGCTGGCATAGGAAATGACGGCGGTAACGCCTTTGGTTCCTCGTCAGGAAATCAAATGGCTGGCGGCGGTGGCGGTGGTGCAGGCGCAGTCGGCGCTAATGCTGCTGCTAATACAGGCGGCAACGGTGGAAACGGCGTGGCTAACTCTTTCACGGGTTCATCCGTGACTCGCGCTGGCGGTGGTGGCGGTTGCACTCCCGTTAGCGGCACTCAAGGAACAGGCGGGACAGGCGGCGGTGGAGATGGTGGCGGATCACCGACAAGCGGCGGCGCTAACACAGGTGGTGGCGGTGGTGCTGGTAACGGCACAACACCCGGCAACGGTGGCAGCGGCAAGGTTGTTGTTCGTGTAGCGCGTCCCTACACCCCGGTCGCTGGTTTCGCTTCTATCGGTAACACCGCTACTGGAACGTACACTTCTGGCGCAGCGACGTACTCGTACTACGAGTTCACGGCGAGTGGCACGCTGACGGTGAACACGGCTGGCTTCGTTGATGCTCTCGTTGTGGGGGCTGGGGGAGGTTCGGGTTACAACCGTGGTGGCGGCGGTGGAGCCGGTGGCTACAACGACTTGACTTCCTTGCACCTTTCGGCTGGCTCGCACACGATTGTCGTTGGGGCTGGCGGAAGCGGCACTTCTGGCAGCGGATACGGCACGACAGGCAGCCATTCTCGCTTGGGCAGTAACTTTGTTGAGGGTGGCGGCTACGGCGCACCTAACTCGCAGCCTGGTGAAAGTGGTGCAAGTGGTGGCGGTGGAGGTTCTACCGGATCAACAGCGTCATCTGGTGGCTCCGGTGTAAGCGGCCTTGGTGAAAACGGTGGCGACTCTGGCACCACCACGCTTGGCTCTGGTGGTGGTGGCGGTGCTGGTGGCGTGGGTGCTGTGGGGAGTTCTACTACCGGCGGCAACGGTGGTGCAGGCTTGTCGTCCAGCATTACAGGATCAAGTGTGGGTCGTGCGGGTGGTGGCGCAGGTTCAGGTTCGACTGGAATTGCTACCGGAACAGACGGCGGCGGTACGTCCGGTTCTATCAACGGTACGGCTAATACTGGCGGCGGTGCTGCGGGTGGCGGTCAGTCGGCTGATGGTGGCAACGGCGGCAGCGGTGTCGTGATCGTCAGAGTAAGAACAGCATAGGAAGGTTGGAAATGGCACACGCAGCACGCATAGAAGACGGCATCGTCCGTGAAGTCATCGTCGTACCAAACGACCTCGACGAGACAGAGAGCGACGAGGCGATTGAGGCGTACATTCACGGCATCGGCTTGACGGGCACGTGGATCCGCACCTCGTACAACAACAACATTCGAGGCCGGTACGCCGGTATCGGGTTCCGCTATGACGCCGATCTTGACGAGTTCGTCGCGCCGGAAGCACCAGCGGAGGACGAGGCCCCATGAGCGCAGCCGAGGTGATCGGCATATCGGTCGGCCTGTTCGCCATACTGAGCGCGATAGCCGCCGGCCTACTGTGGGTCATCAAGGCTCAGATCAGCATGAGCCGCGAGTTCAAGCCCAACGGCGGAGCGAGCACGCGGGACAGCCTCAACCGGATCGAAACGGACGTGCGCGAGATTCGCGGCAAAGTGGACGATCACATTGACTGGCACATGGATCACAAGTAACAGCACACGCAAGTAACCCCCGCCAGGTGCGGGGGTTTATTCATGCCCACAACAGAAAGGTGCAGCCCGTGTGGAGCAAAGAGTTCTGGAAGCAAACCGTTGAGAGGGCGATCAAGACAGCGGCCCAGGTCGCGTTGTCCT